TTGCAGTTCCTGCTGCGCCAGCAGCACCGGCGGCAGCACCACTACCACCACCAGCAACTGAATAAGCTGCACCAGAAATTTGTAAATTGGTTGAACCGCCTGCAGTTCCATTATTGTTTCCACCACCGGTGTTAGCATTGGCAAATCTATTTGCTGCTCCACCTGTTCCTTTAACGCCAACCTGAATTTTCACTGTTGCTTTAGTGCTCGATATATCAATTGATGGTAAATAAATAAATGCTCCGCCTCCTCCACCTCCCCCACCGCCCGCTGTATTTTGTGAAGGCGCTTGTTGATTGTAATTTCCAGCAAAATCAACATCATATCTCCCATTTTGGTAACGATTACCACCACTGTTCTGGTCACTATTGTAATAATTACATTGATGTGTGTTTTCACTCGCTGTTTGTTGATTCCAATTTGCGCCTCCATAAAAATATGATGCCTGTGCAGTTGATCCACCAGCACCTGCACCGATTAACACAACCCGCAGTTTATTACACCATGATGGTATTTGAGTATTGGTAAAATTTGTTGTAGAAGACTCTACAAATGAAGCAATCATAAAATTTGCTAAATCAGTATTATTATACTTATAGTTAGTAACATTAGCGAGAGTCTCATCTATCTGTGCAGTGAAAGACGGCGTATATGGTTGTGAATTTGTTATAGGTGTTCCTGGGACATTTGTTTTAAATGCTCCGTAAACTGTTGCATTTCCTATAAACGTTTGTGTGTATTCTCTAATATCAACAGCATTTTTGTAAAAGCCAGACGACATAATATATAAATATACATATCATTTTTATGTTTTTAATCACTTTCAGTAAATAAATGTATTATCGTTTGAAAGTAGTAAATACTTATAATAAATAATAAATATAAACAATATTGATTATTAACATAATAATAGATGTCTCTTTTGTCGAAAGAAAATTATATTCACATTTCTCATAATTCTATTACGTCTGAATTATGTGATGATATACTCACTATTTTCGAGAAAAATATTGTTGAAAGTAACCTTTACATAGAAAGTAAAAATTGTTGTTATGAAATTATAGATAGTGATTATAAAAAGATTAAGGTGTTTTTAAAAAACGAGTTGATACATCAGTTAAAGAATTATACAAATTCAATCAATCGTGTGAATAACAATGTATTGAATTATACGATGTTCGACGAGATAGTCTTTTATATTAAAAAGGACAAGTATTTGTCCTCAACAAATATAGAAGTGCAACATAGGTTCAATTGGAACACAAATGGATGGAGAGTATTGAACTTTATATGGTTTTTAAACGACATAGATGGGGATTTTTTGTTTTGGAGCTATTTCAACGTTCATCCGAAGAAAGGAACGCTTATAATATTCCCATCTTCCTGGTGTTTCCCATATGAACAAATTGTTAAGTTAGGATCAGAAATGAATATTATTTATGGATTTTTGTACAAAAAACGACGGGAATAAGTATCATTTTTAAAAAATAATACTTATCGTGTAATCTATGCGAATCAATATTAAGGTCTATCGGTGGATTTGTAGCCATTTGTCTACAGGAGACCCATATTCGTTCAGTGTATAAATATATTTATATACTGAAAGTGATTAAATCAACATATTAATAAAGAATACAAGAGTATATTTCTCACCTTTAGTTACACCCCCATTCGTTCTTAATTTATTATTATTGTAAACAAACATATCTCCTTGCTTTAAGCGAATCTGGTTTTCACTTGCACAATCTTGGGTTGGGGCAACTATCGTTATTTCGCCACCATCGTAGTCTGAATCATCATTTAATTGAATAATCATAGTAAAATGCGAATCGTCTGGTTTCTTGTCAGTTGTAACGCCAATAGAAACGTCGTATTTTGTAACGAAAATGTCGCTAATATTGAATACTAGTTTCTCATCTAAATCATATGATTTTGACAATTGCATAACATAAAAATTTGCAGAAAACAAAATGAAATTAGAAACGGCTGGCAATTTTTCTATATTTAGATATTTGCCATAATTTAGATACGGACTATCTTTCCAGTTGTTTAATTTTTCACTTTCATTTATAATCCAATAACAAACATCTTTAGATAATGTGTTTAACAGAATTTTATTATTGTAGAATCGATTTGTATTTATTATATTGTTGCTATTAATGAATGGGAAAAGATCACTTGCTATCTCACCGTATTTTTTGTAGAGCTCGTCGTAATTGTGTGTTTCAGCATTCTTAGCTTCAACTTTAATAACAGAATTCTCGTGGATTGTTAGTATATTTTGTATTTTTTTCTTTTCATTCTCATTTTTGTTATTATAAAGCATTTTTAACAAAATATTGTCATTATAAATAGTATACTCTCCAAAGTCAGTTACATTTATTACTTTATAATTACTGCTGTTGACAAAAGTAGCGTCGCACGCGTAACCTTCAATTTCTGTTTGTTGAAATTCCCAAATGTTTATTTTCAAATAATTATCTTCACACGCAGACGATTCGTCAAAAGATAATTTACTATAATATCTAGAACCGTCAAATATAATTGTTAAATTTTCTTTTGATTTACATAAAAAGAAAACGTTTTCTTGTGGTATTTCTTTGTATTTGTAGGATTCCATATCTATATTTGTAAAAACTATGCAACTATTACTTTGACCCAAAGTTGTAATGGTTGACAATATTGGATAAGTTTTTTTTCTTCTGTCATATTCATTCGTAAACTTATTTGAGGAATCGTTTGAAAATAGAAACTCAATACTATGAATAGATCGATTAATGTAAATGCCTCTTTCTAGAAGTGAACATTTGGCAATATTGTAGATAGTTGACTCTAATTCGCTAGACAGAAAGGTTGAATTATCTAACGTATATTTGACATTGTAGTTGATTTCTGATTTGCTTAGTAATTCTGCATAATTAAAACTATTGTCTAATGTGAAACATGTTACGTTATTGTAATTTAAATCCTTTTGAATAACCTTTTCTCTATTAGAAAACAAATGTATGTCCGCATAATCAATAATGAACCCAAAAGAAATGCATATTTTCGGAAGACCTCCCTTTATCCACTCACTACTATGCTTATCAATTTCCGCTCTACATATAACATATTCTCTCTCTAATAAATCTATCAATTTGCCAGCATAAATTGGCCTCCCACCTTCTTCCGGTTTCTGTATACATACATTAAAACGAATTTGGATGCCATCATTCGTTTTTTTATAACCGCTATCGTCATGGTCATGCAGTTTTGTCCCTGATTCCATGTAGTAAATAAGGTCAGGAAGGGCTTCACACGTTTTGTACTTTTGTAATTTCTCTCTTTCTACAATTCTATTCCTAATAGCAACTATTGAGTTGTAAATTTCTTGATTTTTAGAATTGCCTTTATTAATATTCAAAATCTGTTCAATCTCACAGAAACAACCAGACGCATTTGTATTTTGATTTAAACAACTATAATTGGAATTTATCCACTCTATAATGCTTACTTGTTCTTCCGGTAAAACAACTACACGATTTTCGTTCATAATAAGATATTCAACAATATCTTATTACAAGTAGTATATTTATATTGATTTATTATTACATAGATGAATAGAATTTCTTATTTTTCGTTGTACACCCAACCAGTAATTATATACTTGTCACTGGATAAAGGCATTTCACCTTTGTGCGAAAAAAACCAGTCTGATGGAAATAGAACCAATTTCCCTTTTTTAGGGTGAATGCTACTTCCATCAAAGAATATTGTACGCCCGCCTTCACTGATATCATTCAGATACCAAATAAAATTAAATACTCTATATCGATTTTCATCTATAAAAAAATCATTGTGTAATTTGAAAAACCCTTCGTTCATAAAGTATTTTGTCATTAAGAATCCTTTGACACATAATTTTTTATGAATAAGATGTAATCGATAAACATCACTAGTAGGATCAAGCATAGTATAATATTCCTTGATAGTTTCGACCAATTCATTTATTAGCAAATTATGAATCGGAAAAAATTCAGAAGACTCGTTTGAATTGTTTGGTATAGTTATATCCACTGTTCGCTTTACATCCGTTACTACATTTCCATCAGTTTCTTTTTTTCCATCTATGCCTAACTCGCCTGCTCCTTGTATCTCTTTATTTTTTTCGAAAAATTCGATTAAATAATCACAATATTCGTTTGTTAATGATGCTTCCTTTTCAAAAATAAATTCTTTCATGATATCTATTATTGGATATAAGTTTATATCCCTTTGAAACAAATCATTTATAAGAAATAAATTAAATACTCAATACTATAAATATAAAATGCTGGTTAAAGGAAAAAGCCTTCATGTTATCGAAAAAGTACTACCTGAATTGCTATGCGAAGATATAATTGACAAATTTGAATCTGTTACTACTTCTACAAACAGCGCCGAAATTGACAAACGCATATTCGTTATTCCAAAAAAGGATAAAGATTGGCAAAAAATAGAATGCTTGATATACAAAGAGTTACTCGTAAATATAAATAAATATAAAGACTTTCTTATTAATCGAATGATTGAACATGATGTTGATTTGATCAATAAATTCAACTCTGATATGTTTATAAAAGAATTTACTATAGAAAAATGTGTAACAAAGAATACATTCAAAAGAAATAACAATCGGTACAATATCTTATCATTTATCTTTATTTTAACTGAGAATTCTTCCAAACCATCAAATAGTTCAATGCAATCATACAATCAAGGCGATTTATTATTAGTAACTGATACCAATTTTTTAGAAAATAACATTGATATAGTTCCAGATCAATTCATTATAGTTGGTCAGGTGTGTTCTAACAATGTAACCTGTTAATCACTTTCAGTTTATAAATATATTTATAAACTGAAAGAATATGGGTCTCGATAGACCTTAACCATAGTTCTCCAAAACGTCCTTATTTAAGGACGTTTGGAAACCTGGCATACTTTTAATTAGAATTGCTTACCAATTTTGGTAAGCAATTCTAAACCCATCTCCAGTCATAATTATGACTGGAGATTAAAGGTTAAGCAATTTAGCTTACAAATTAATATCGACTAATGGTTCATGACGGATCTTGAAAGTAGTATTTTCGATCAAATCAGATTCTTTGATAAGGTCTTTATATTCCTTATGAAATCTTTTCTTTGATAGCTTCAGCGCAACTTTAAAGAAATCGTGTTGTTTTTCGCCATCCTCTAATTGAGACATGATAGTATGATTCACTTTGATTGTTTTTATTTCGTCGCATTGCTTAAACATAAAAATACTATAGTGCTTATTGATATAAAATAATTGCTTAAATCGAAAATCGTGATTATTATAAATATTAAAATTGTATTTTTCGACAAATGCTAACGGTCTTTTCCATAAATTCATTCCCAATATATAACGATCATTTTTACCTTCAGTATCCCCAAAGTAATTGATAGCCCCATGGTAATACTTATTTCCTTCAAAGGCAACATGTTTTAACATTTTAGGAAACGAAAAATAAGTGTCACAATTCTGATATTCATTTTTAGAATACTGATCTTCTGTTACGTTAAGTATCATAGTAGGATTTTTTATATTATTGAAATATGTTAACGTTGTAAGGAACGGTAAAAATAATTGTTTATTTTTTTTGTATTCTGGTTCGTCTACATCAATATGTAAACTATAATTTGAACAAAACCTATAATGTGTCCAACATTCAACAAAGTAACCCCTGTCATTGATATCTAACCCTAATCGGTTGAAATGAAATGCTGCTATATCATAAATAAGTTTCTCGAAAATAGTATATTCTTTCTTCTCTAAATCTAACCAGAAATAGATCTTTGTATTTTCATTTATATTACAAAATTCTTCTAGCAATATATTCAATGTTTTTTCTGCATCTTCTTTTATAATTATATCCCAAGACAGAACATCCATTATATACGTAAACGTGATTTAAACATGTTACAATAAACGTAAATAATCACTTAGATTTTTTGACAACACCATGTGCTTAATGTATACCTAAACGTATCGTTTAAAAGGTCGCTTACTTCATGCGGATGAGTCCAATAAGGTGGAAAAATTAAAACAGACCCCTTATTCATTTTAAAAGACACATTATGATAATTAAACTTGAATATTCCACCTTGGTAATCGTCATTTAGTGCAAAAATCAAAGTGGCGTTTCTTACCATTCTATATTCGTTAAGATAGTTTTCGTTTATGCTCATTACGTTTGAATGATATACTTCTTTAATTCCATCGGTGTGTCGCCTTGTTTCCCCGTATATTTTTCTCAACGTAAAATCTGAATTATGATCCAGGTCTAGAGAGGCATTTTGTTTTTTCATTAGTTTACTAATTAGTTTCATTTGTTCATTCACTTTTGAGAACGTATCAACTATATTTTTATGGACAAGCCCATTCATGTTATTTGTTAAGAAGTCTTTCTTATTATTAACGTCATCTAGTAATCGTTTGTATTCAAACGGATCTGTTGAAATTTTATAATAGAAGGCATCATCACATTTTAATAGATCTGAATAGTTAGAATAAAAACATCTAACATTGTTTGAATCATGATAGTCTGTTTTTGTCTTGTTTGTTTTATCTATTATATCTATTAATTCTTCGCATAATTCGTCTGAAAAAATATTTTCAATGATGTAAATATTTGTTTTTTTGTACTCGATAATTTGGGGGTTGTCTAGAGAACTATTTTTACTCATTATAGTAGTTAAAATTTATTTTCTATGTAGCTTGTTATTTTTATATTATTTCTATTTTGCAGGTTAAGCATAATCTATTTTCATAAAACGCTTTTGTGTATGCGTTTCCTTTGTGAAGGAAATTGGATGGAAATAATATTCCTCTATTCATAATAGTTTTTATGCTTATAATAAATTTACAGTTAGGGATTTTTATAAAAAAATCACCACCAGCAATATCTAAACTGTTATTTGTTACATCTGTCAAGTACAAACAAAATGTTACGGTTTTGTTCTCATTTCCTTCGCCATCTACGTGATAACCTCCATCTTGTCCAAATAGCTGGTTGCTAACATACTGTCGTTTTATAATTAGAGTTTCTCCAGGAAATAAACTTTTTATTTTTTCGGTTATAAATCTTGATGCATTGTCGTTATCATTATGTGATACAAAAAATTTATTATGGATCGTCTCTTTCCCGCCAGACGAATGGTTGTATTTCCATTGTTTATTCTTTATTGCGCTGGTTAGGATTTTCAATTCGTATTCGTCTAGAAAATTATCGATTATTTTTATATTCTCCATAGATTGGGTTGAATGAATTATTCGAATTGTTTTTATTACGTTATATTATTTCAACTAATTTCCAAGATACACATATTCTAATGTCTGTAAAAAACCGACTGAATGAACTTGATTTATGCCAATAATTTGATGGAAACATAATAATTCGATTATATAATGGTTCATAAGATAAATTATATTTTTCGTCAGCAACTTTGAAAGTAATGTATCCTCCAGCAGAATCTACTAATTCTTTTCCGATATTTGTTAAATATAAACAAACAGTATAATAGTTAGGTTCGTCTGAATCAGTATGAAATGATCCATCTTGGCCAAACGTTTGACCATTAGCATAAACGCGTAACAGTTTGAATTTCTTTGCAAAATGTTTCTCAATAACTTCTTTTAAATAGTCGGTGAAGTACTCTTCATCTGACAAGTGCATACACCAGAATATTGATGCGCCTATAGCATTATTTATCGATGTATGTCCCCATTCCCAACTTTTGGAAGATATAATCTTTTGAATATTACTTATTTCTATATTAGTAAAGAAGTTATCGTATACTAGAATCTTTTCCATTGTTTATTCAATCATAATAATTCTTTTAATTTATTTTTACAGATAATTATGTGTGAAAAATATGATAAATAGTTATAAAACGAAACATTACAACTAGTGCATGTATTTACTACTGCGCCGTCTCGTATTAAAGTACAGATTTTTTTATTAATGTGATGAATTTCTCTTTTATTTCGTTCTGTTACATTTTGTTGATTCTTAAAAAGCTCGATAAAGTTTCTATTTACTTCAGAAAATCCAAGTTTTGATATTGATATTTGAAACTCATTGTAGAATAGTTCTTCAATTATTCTATTCGTTTTTTCACAAATTCTCTCTTGTTCTGCAATTCCGTACTTCAGTACTGTTGCTGATCTGTACAACTCGAGTATTTGCAGTACATTTCCATTTTCGAGTACAAATGAGTTGGGTGAGGGGATTGGCGCAAGACAATGCGTGGCATTGTTTTCTCTAATCTTCTTTTCGTATTCTTCACGAAATTCGTTAAGCGATTCGTATTTTCTATATTGAAACAATTTGAAATCATTTTCAAAATATTTATTAACAAAATTGAAGGATTCCTCGTTGTAGTCAAACGCAATATTAAATGTTTCATCAGAGCTTTTATTTATTTTTTTTTCGAAAAAAAGAACATCGTCGTGTTTAATGTCGTCTATGTTAAGTATATTGAGTATACATAATAGATCAATATCGATCGTTTCTAATCTGCCAATGTAATTCAATATGACATTACCTGATAAATCGCTAAGACAATCTTGTTGAGTAACAAATGCATGAAACTGTGAAATAGCATTTACCTGTTTATGATTTTTGACAAATGTATTAAAATCCGTAAAATATTCTTTATTTTCCTCCACGCTTTTGATTCGTCCATAATTCGTTTTTTTCAATTCTTGTTTAAGGTAATTGTAAGCTGAATATAGTTTATCGTATGGATTTCGAACAAATGTAAATGTGAAGTAGTTACTTAAGTGCCGCAGCCCTCTATATTGATTCAAAAATAAATATTTACAATTAGATATGGTAGGGTCGTCTAAACTATTACTAAATTCTGCGTGATCCTCGATAAATATACCCTCAAAGTTGTAATGCTCCATCAAAATCTTTCTAATATAGCAACCACCACATTTTACATTGTGTAAAAAAATCGCTTTCAATTTATTATTAATATATGCCATATAGTAATAATTACAAAGAACCGTTTAATTTCTATCAATGATTAATCACTTTCAATGGATAAATATATCACGTACATAAAAATCAGATTTATTCATTTTTTACGGTTTCAATAATCTCTTCCCAACTTCCATTATCAAAAATAATTATGTGGTTATCCATTATATCATTATCGTGTACGTTTTCATCAATTGAAAGTAACTTACTGTACAATTTTGTAGTTGAGTCAAACGTAATGTAGTAATGGTGACCATATTTGGTGTATTTATATAGCTTGTATATGTTTCCGTATTTCGATATATCCATAGAAATATTACTATTTACACCGTACTCATTGATCGTATTATCCTCAAAGAAAGTTAGCGGTGAAATAAAATCCGGATTTAGATAATTACTATTTTTGTATTTATTATCTATATCTTTCTTTACGGCATCACTTACTAAGTTGTATATTTTGTTTGCAATATCTAATTTAGTTACTTCTGTTTTTTCTTCAGCTGTATTTGTTATTATGGGGTTCATCATTGATAGCTCATCATCAGTGGTAGGCGGTTCTAATGCTGCTTCCATATTTATATCTTATATTTATATTTTTCTAATTTTATTAAGTGTGAAAAATGACTGAAACAAAAGACCGTATTTACTACAAATGAATGATTATAATAAAGAAACCTTTATTTATGAAAATGACAATTCTTTACCAGAAGAGCTTTGCTTAGACTTGATAGAGTTATTTGACAATTATCATGAAACAAAAAAGCGAATAGAATCAAACAGGCTAAACCGCTTATTATTAGAAGAGATAAAAACTAATTTGATCTCATATAAGAGAAAAATAAATTCATTAAATAGTAAGAAGGATACGTCAAATTATGTAAAAATACCAAAGTACATTAAATCCGCAGTTCAATGCGACCGACAATGTAGCATACCGAACAACATAATACAAGTCTTTGATAAAACAGATAGATTGCACCCAAGCATTTATAATAATATTATAAAGATCCTCAAAACAAATCCCGAATACAATTATATTTTTATTACCGATAACGAGGCAATTGAGTTAATAGAAGCAAATTTTGATAGTGACGTATTACGTGCATTTTACAGACTTAAAATCGGTGCTGCAAAAGCGGACTTTATTCGTTACGTTTCATTGTATGTATATGGAGGAGTTTACTTGGATCTAGACTCAGACATACAAACAAAATTAATCAAATTTATTCCTCAAGATATAGATTTTATATTTTTTTATAACTATGCTGAAGACCCAAAAATTGTGCAATGGCTTATAATGGTGGCAAAGAAACATTTCTTAATCAAAAAGATTATAGATGAAATGGTTAATCGCATAAATAGAAGTGAAACCAATATTTTTCTAGCTACAGGCCCTACATTGTTTACTGATGTAATTTATAATGAAATAAACAAAACTAGCATCTATAATTTCAAACAAACTTTTTCTATTGAAGAAAGACTGGAGTTTTTGAATACGTTTGAACGCGAACCTAGAATCATGAATGGATTAATTCTTAATAGAGAGACTTATAGCAGTTATTTCAGGTTTCATTTCGAAAAGTACGAGGAATCATTTATGTACGAAAATAATGAACGATATACTATCAGTTCAAATATTTATCAAGATTCTTTGCTAAAAATTGATGATTTTTTTATTTATAGACTCGATAAATGCATACCTAATGTTATTTGTGCAAATAAGAATATGTGTTTTGTTTGGGGTTTAAGCAGTGAGCAAAATGAACTTTTATTCTGGAATGAATACCAAGTTCAGCTTAAAGCGGGAAAACTCCTAATGTTTCCCAATTCTTGGTGTTTCCCTTACAAAGAAGTTGTAAAAAATATGAAAGACGCTTATATAATATATGGTTTTTTTGATATGAATATTGATTAAACTCGATCGATGAACTTGTATCTAAACTAACAGCAGATTCATACGCTACTCTAACCCTTTGACTGCAGAGAAATTCGAAACAAGGAATGTTTCTAAATAATTCTCTTGAAATATCTCTCTGCGATTCTCGTGTTTTTTCGTAAAAATATAGGTATCATTTGATTTCTTTACTGTCCATCCTTTATTCAATGCATTAAATACAAAGGTCATTTTTTGAAACTGTTTCTTCGACAACTGTACATTGGTTAAAGAATCTACTGGAATATCTATCTCGATCGCGGACATTTTATATGTAATCTACAGACAGACGTTTTTTGAAAAGATTACGAGACCATATGTAAATTTGGGTTAAATAAACATAAAAGAACCGGGTAAATAATTACAACTAGAATGCACAAAATAAACAATCAAAAAAAAGTAATACCACTAACGATCAATACAATTGATGAAAAACACACAGAAATGTTGAATCAGTTTAATATAATAGAGACAGTTACGATACCTACTTTAGCTGCCGAGAAGAAGCGTTTAAAAACAAGTCTTTCAACTCTGAAAGAGTCTCAAATAGATGAATATATGACTGTGCAAGATAAAATCAATCATATACGAAAACAGATCGCTGCATTAAAACACAAGCGGAAGGAATATCTGTTAGAAAATTCAAAATACATTTTTGATTATTTTGAGCAGAAAAAGCAAATATCAGCGAGTTCAAATACGACAAACCAAAACGTCAATGTTCTCAATACATTTTTTAAAATTAAATCCGTGGAAAATAAAGACACATTACCCGTTGTTGCGTCAAACCAGAATATGAATATGAAAAAGGCATATCAAAACTATTGGAATAACGTAAATAACGAGATTACAAATATTCAGGATTTTGTAATAGCGACAGACGTTTGTGAAAGTTGCGGTAAAGGTGAAATGATACCTCAGGATGAAGAGGGAATAATGATATGTAACAATGCAGAATGCAGCAAATTCGTAACGTATATTATCGATAGTTCAAAACCGACAAACAAAGAGCCCCCTAATGAAGTATCCTATACGGCATACATAAGACTGAATCATTTTAAAGAAATCTTATCGCAGTTTCAAGCGAAAGAGACGACGCAAATCCCGGAAGAAGTCATTTCCGCGATTCGCGCACGTATTAAAAAAGAACGTATTCAAGACATGTCGCTCATTAATTACGATAAAATGCGCGACATATTGCGAAAACTGGGTTTGAACAAGTATTTCGAACATATTCAATATATTAATTCGTTGTTTGGTATCAAGCCGCCTATTATGAATGAAGAGTTGCACGAAACCTTGTGTGTCCTCTTTATAGAAATACAGAAACCGTGGGCAACACATTGTCCAGCGAATCGTACAAACTTTTTTAATTATACGTATACACTGTATCAACTATGTGTGTTATTGGATCAAACACAATATTTGCCATATATTCCTATGATGAAGGATCGAGAAAAACAGCTGGAACAGGATATGATATGGAAGAAGGTATGTAATGATTTAGATTGGGAGTTTTTCCCTAGTGTCTAATCAGGAAATCTTCCCTTTCGTCAAGGGTTATGCTATGTTCTTCGAGCCTTTGCTCTAGAATTTGTCACTGTTCCACCACCTCCTGTCGATAAACTATGATTTTTATAGAACACCATGGAGTTATCCGAAAACAACCCTTTGTTTTTCAAAATGGGCGAATTATTCTTCACAACTAAGGAGGTTTTAATGATTACTGGTGTAGAGAAAAATGTAGTGATTCCGGGCATATAAATAATAATTACATAAAAAATCACGCAGAATAAATGATGCAAAGAGAGCAAACCGTAGACGGCAAAATGTGCAAACAAATCATATGTAAATAGCAGCT